CCTGAAGGCGATGCTCACAGAGTCGATCTCAACCATGTCAGCGCCTCCCTTGTGGATGAATATCAAATGTCGAAGGCTAACTCAACAACCAAGACACCTTAACGTATTTTTATGCCTTGAAGGGAGGTGAGAAGATTTGGCAAAGAAGAAATTTTGGAATTTTAAAGCACTGGGAAATAACGAAGGCGAATTATGCATCTATGGAGAGATAGCAAACTCTCAGGGCGGTTGGTTTTCAGATGGCAGCGAGATAACACCAGCTGGCTTCAAGGAAGAGTTGGATGCACTTGGAGATATAAGTGCCCTAAATGTGTATATAAATAGCCCAGGGGGCGATGTATTCGCAGGGCAGGCCATCTATTCCATGCTTAGAAGAAACAAAGCAATTATAAATGTGCATATTGATGGCTTGGCTGCTTCTATCGCTTCTGTAATAGCGATGGCTGGAGATACAATCCATATGCCCTGCAACTCAATGCTCATGATCCATAATCCATGGTCCATAGCACAAGGTAATTCTACCGACTTTAGAAAAATGGCTGATGATCTGGATAAAATTGGTCTAAGCATACAAGAAACATATTTAGCAAAAGCAGCCGGCATGAAACAAGAGGATTTAGTAGCGCTGCTGGATGCTGAAACATGGCTTACAGCAAATGAATGCATGGATTTGGGTTTATGCGATGTTGTTGAAGAAGAAAAGGCTGTTGCGGCAAGCGTAAGTGATTTTGAAATCCTAAACAAATATAAAAATACACCTAAATTTATCAAAGTTACAGACAAGGCAGAACAAAATAAAATACTAAAACAGAAATTAGAGTTAGAATTGCAACTCTAATTTTTAAATTTAAGGAGGAATATACAAATGACAAAGGAACTTAGAATAATTTTTGAAGCGTTAAACGGCAAGAAAGACCAGGTAAAAGCATTACTCGCTGAAAACAAGGTGGTAGATGCAGAGGCAATGATGGATGAAGTCAGAAATTTGCAGAAAAAGGCTGATCTACAGACCGAAATAGACGCTCAGGCGGCTCTTGAACTTCCAGTAGAACTGCCAAAGGCAAAAGAGAACAAAATCGAATACAAGGATGTATTCTTCAAAGCTTTCAAGGGCAAAAAATTAACAGAGGAAGAAGCATCCCTGCTAAATACACAGGCTGCATTATCTTCAACATCCGGAACTGATGGCGGATTTATTATACCGCAGGACATCCAGACAAGAATAATGGAACTCAAAAGAGATCTTCCTTTGCTTGAGAACTATGTAAATGTTGAGCCGGTTTCAACTCTTACTGGATCAAGAGTAATCGAGAAATACGCTGACATAGTACCTTTCGCAACTTTTGCTGAAGGCAGTGATGTACCAGCTGCATCAACTCCACAGTTCCTGCCAATTGCCTACACTATCGTTGATAAGGGCGGCATTCTGCCAGTACCAAACAACCTTATGAACGATACAGACCAGAACTTGATGGCTTACCTTGAAAAATGGTTGTTAAGGAAATCCATAGCTACAAGAAATGCGATGATAGTCGCAAAATTAAAGACATTATCACCAGTTCCAATTGTTGATTTTGACGGCATCAAAAAGGCTATAAATGTAACACTCGATCCAATGCTAGCTGCTGGGGCAATAGTTGCAACTAACCAGGACGGATTTAATTACCTTGATACTCTGAAAGATGGTGACGGCGAGTACGTCCTTAAGTCAGACGTTACCGTTGCAAGCGGCAAACTGTTGGCTGGAAAACCGGTTGTTGTAGTAACTAACAAACAGTTGCCTACAGTAGCAACACTGGCACCGATTTTCATGGGAGACCTGAAAGAGTTCTGTACTATATTTGACAGACAGCAGATGAGCGTTTTAGCTACACAGTTTGGCGGAACATCATTCCAGAACAACAGAACAGACATCAGAGCAATAGTGAGAGACGATATAGAAATTGCAGATTCAAGCGCTGTAGTTTACGGACAGATAACAATAGTTTAAACCAAAGGGTGTAAAAACCCTTTTAAATTTTTTTTATAAGGAGTGATATTTGTGTCATATATACCTAAGAATTATGAAGACCAAGGCGGAAACAGAACCGTAATCGGCGGCGAGATACATTACGAAGATGCTGCAATTATAACCGTTGGTAAAAATGCAGTGGCAGCAAAAATGATGCACTACCAAGTTGCCGCAGCTAAGGCAACCGCGGCAGTAGCAGACGGAATCCACGTTGCTAAAGCATGTCCGGCTATAAATGTAGCAGCGGCGGCAGTGGTTAAAGCAGCATCAGCGATAACTGATATTTTGACAATCACAGAAACTGTAGTGCTGGGATCAACCGGCAACAGTTTAAATGTTTTACTGACAACAGCAGCAGGTGATACTTTGGCAGTAACAAAAACAGACGGGACCAAAACAATTAATATAGCGCTTGCTAATACAACCGCAGCAAAGAACACCGCATCACTAATCCAGGCAGCAATAAGAGCTTTAACAACTGTTGGCGGTGTAGCAGTTGGTGGAGTAACTTGTGCAGCTGGCGGAAATTGGGATACGGCAGCAATAGCAACCGGCCAGTCAGGTTCAGTAGCGTTTTCCGGAGGCTTATCACCATTAGATGTGATTATAACCGGAATAACTAATCCTTCGGTGCCAAGAAGCATTACAGCAACAGCAGGAGGAACCTCCGGAGACATCAAAGCCGTTGCAGTAATTATTGGCGGAACAAATTTTGAGGATTTAGCGATAACAGAAACCCTCCCAGCATTTACTGCTAACACTACAGGAGCCGTCGAAGGCTCAAAGGCGTTTAAAACAGTAACAAGTATTACTGTGCCAGCCGCAGACGGACTCGGGGCAACCGTTTCAATCGGTTTCGGTGAGAAGTTGGGTCTGCCATCAAGACTCGCTCATAATACTGTACTGGTGACCTATCTCAATAATACAAAAGAGAGCACTGAATCAACCGTAGCAGTTGATGCAGTAAATCTAAGCGGAAATACAATAAAACTTAACTCAACACTCAACGGAACAGTAGTAGACACATATTATATCAAATAGGAAGGGCTATATGCCCTCTCCTTTTTAAGGAGGGGATAGTTTGGAATTAGAAGAATTAAAACTATTTTTAAGAGTTGATGGAACGGAAGAGGATGCCCTGATTAGCAGCCTGCAGTTAGCAGCCGAAGTTTATTTGGCAAATGCCGGCGTAGTTAAAGACTATGCAAACGATCTTTACACTTTGGTAGTGAGGTTATTGGTAACACACTGGTATGAAAACCGGGAAACTTTCATAAATATGAAATCTACTAAAATTGACTTTTCAATCGAAACCATTCTTTGTAGCCTTAAATATTCACAGGTGGCTACAGTATGAATACGGGGGAATTGTTCAACCGGATAACCTTGCAAAAATTAACCGAAAGTGAAAGTGCTAACGGATTCCCGGTAGAAACATGGACGGATTATAAAACAGTCTGGGCTTCGGCAAACAACTTGTTTGGCAGAGAGTTCTTTCAGGCTGCTGCTGTAAATGCAGAAAATACAATCAGATACATTATAAGGTACCTGAAGGACTTGGATGCTACCAAAAACACTGAGGGCCCAAATACTACTAAACTGTTCAGGATTAAGTTCAACAATTCATTTTATAACATCACCTTTATTGATGACATAAAATTCGAACATAAATTTATGGAAGTCAAAGCATTATTGGTGGTGGTATAGATGGCAAGCGAAATATCCCTGGAGGGTGTTGATGCCCTGATAAATAGATTAAATGCCATGAATGTAAATGTAAATAAACTGGTCAATACTGCGCTTCAAGCGGCGGCTGAACCTGTACTTGCTGATGCAAAGTCTACGAGTGAATTCGTTGACAGAACAGGGAAGTTGAGGAAAGGGCTCAAAACAAGCAATGTCCAGACCAAAGATGGGATGAAATATATATTGGTAGGTGTAGACAAGGCAGACAATAGTAAAATATTTTACGGTAAATTTATTGAGTTTGGAACGTCCAAGATGCCAGCAAGGCCATTTATGCAACCAGCCTTTGAAAAGAACAAAAATGAGATAGAACGAATAATCGCCGATACGCTGAAGGAGGGGTTAAAGTGATAAGTAAGTTAATACTTGATACCCTGAATAATATAGGCGTTCCAGTTAGTTTTATGAAATATTCAGGAACGGCAACAACCTATATTACTTTTTTCGAATACATGCAGCAAGGCGAAAGTTATGCAGACAATACAGAGAAGAACACGGGACATTATATCCAGGTAGATATTTGGAGCAAGACAGACTATACCACATTAAGGAATAGCACTCTCGCAGCTTTAAAGGCGGTTGGATTCAGCAAAACATACGAAACAGAAATGTTTGAAAGCGATACTTTAATTTATCACAAAATTTTAAGATTATTTTACCTAGAGGAGGTATAACAAATGGGAATAGTACACAGTGCAGTAGTAGGTGTTGAAAGCTTAGTTTATGCAGTAATGACGGACACAACAGCCATGACATATGATGCCGTAAAGGCTATGGCACCATTGATAAATGTAAAAATCACACCTAAAGTCAATACAGAAAGCCTTTATGCAGACAACAGAAAGGTGGAAGTTGCTTCCGTACTCGGTGACATAGATGTTGAGGTAGAACAGCAGGATTTACCTCTTGAAGTACAGGCAGACATATTAGGCCATAGCCTAAATGCAACTACAGGAGTTATGACCTACAATGATGATGATTTAGCACCTTATGTAGCTATAGGATTTAAAATCGGAAAGGCTAACGGAAAATACAAATACATCTGGCTTTTACAGGGCAGATTCGAGGAATTCTCGGACGAAGCGGCTACTAAAGAGGATAAAGTTAAATTCCAGACACCAAAACTTAAAGCTGCATTCCTGCCAAGAGTAGATGGAAACTGGAAGTATACGGCAGATCAGGACAGCGGGACAGTACCAGCTACATTCCTTGATGCAGTTTACAGCCCAACTCTTGACCTCGTTGCTCCAACGGTAACAACTGTTCCTTTGGATGCGGCTACAGGAGTTTTAGTAACAGCTAATACAGTATTCACGTTTAACAAGGCAATTCAGCCAAGTTGTGTAACAGCTGCAAACTTCTTCCTTATGAAGGCAGACGGCACAGATGTACCAGCAGCACTGAGCATCGGCACAAACAACACCGTAGTTACCTTGGACCCGGCAGCATCTTTAAGCGTTGGCGCATATGTAGCGGTAGCAACTAAAAATGTGAAGAGCGCCGCAGGAGTTCCACTTGCAGCTAACTGTGTAGTAAACTTTACAGTTTAATTTTAAGAGGCTTTAGCCCGTTATGGGCTAGGGCCCTTTTATTTATAAGGAGGAAACAAATAATGGAATTAAAACTTGAAATTGTAACCGGGCAGGACGCATCCGGCGAGGATATGGTAGAGCAGAAAACATTTGTTACTAATAAAATAAAGGCCAGAATGGTCAGGAGATCCACGGAAATTACAAAAGAAGTAGACTTTAACAGTTTAACTCCTGAAGGGTTAGATAAATTAATCGACTTCGTTTGTGAAGTTTACAAAAATAAATTCACACGCGACGACTTATATGACGGGCTTGACGCTGACAAGCTGATACCTACATTAGTTGCAACTATTCAGGGAATAACGGAAGGTGTGACAAGCAGACTAGAGAACTTTCCCGCCAAGTAGTAATGGAGGCGGAGGGAAACTTACGCTCGATGAATGGCTCAAAGAGCTTTACATTTCATTGCTGGAGAGCGAGTGGACTTTAAACGACATAGACGAAATGGACATATATTATTATTTGGAGTTATTAGCATACAAGGCACATAAAGAATACAACGACAACCTCAATAATTTACTGAATATATTGTAATAGGAGGTGAGTAGATGGCAGAGGAAATAGGAAGTTTAGCGGTCAAAATTGGGCTTGATAGTTCGGGATTTCAAGGCGGCATTAGCAATATAAACAGGGAACTTAAAGTTTTAGACAGTGAGTTTAAAGCGAATACCGCATCCCTAGGGGCGAATGCCAAAGGCCTTGATGGCTTGAAAGTAAAATCCGAAAGTCTGGTAAAGACTCTGGAGCTGCAAAAACAGAAAGTTGCAACCTTAGAAGGTGCATATCAGAAAAGCGCAGACAGTAAGGGCAAGGATGCTAAGGCCACGCAAGACTTAGAGATTAAGTTGAACAACGCCAAGGCTGCATTATCTAAAACTGAAACAGCACTCAGTAGCACAAATAAACAAATCGACATACAGTCCAGCAAATGGACAACGCTTGGAAAAAGTGCTGAAAGTGCTGGAAATAAAATAAGCGCTATAGGCAAAGGAGCAACAAGTGCAGGAAAGAGTTTAACTATTGGAGTAACAGCGCCTATTCTTGCAATTGGAACTGCAGCTATAAAAACAGGCATGGACTTTGATGCTCAGATGTCAAGGGTTCAGGCAATTTCAGGAGCAACAGCAGACGAGTTTAAAAAACTGAATGACCAAGCCTTGCAACTCGGAGCAGATACGGCTTTTAGCGCATCGGAGGTCGCACAGGGTATGGAGAACATGGCCAGTGCCGGATTTAATACAGAGCAAGTAATGGCAGCAATGCCGGGAATGTTAAGTCTAGCAGCAGCCGGCGGCGTAGATATTGCAACGGCATCAGATGTAGCAGCCAGCGCACTGAATGGATTTGGACTTGAAGCAGGCGATGCCGGACATGTTGCCGATGTTTTAGCCAGGGCAGCAGCAGATACAAATGCAGGCGTAACCGATATGGGACAAGCACTGAAATATGCAGCACCGCCAGCTAAAGCACTTGGTGTAAGCCTAGAAGAAGTGAGCGCGGCTATTGGAATAATGTCGAATGCCGGAATTAAAGGCGAATCAGCCGGAACTGCACTAAGAGGCGCTTTGACTAAGTTGTCCAGCCCTAGCAAAGAAGCTGCAACAATGATGAAAGACCTCGGAATAAACGCCTTTGACAGCAATGGAAAGATGCTTCCACTCTCTCAGGTTGTGGGAAATCTACAAGACAAAATGAAGGGCTTAACGGACGAGCAGAAAGCAAACGCAATAGCAACTATATTCGGGCAGGAATCTATGTCCGGAATGCTTACATTAATTCAGGCAGGGCCAGCAGGCCTTGACAAACTTACAACAGGATTTAAAAACAGTGATGGAGCAGCAGCAGAGATGGCCAGCACCATGCAGAACAATACTAAGAGCGCGGTTGAGCAGATGACCGGAAGCCTTGACACTGCAGGAATAAAATTGGAACAAGCGCTTGCACCAGCGATAAAAGGCATTGCGGATGCTGTGGGAGGGCTTGCTGACACATTTGCAACTCTTAGCCCTCAAACACAGATGACAATCATTACTGTACTTGGATTAGCTGCGGCATTAGGCCCGGTTTTAATCATCGTAGGAAGTATGATCTCGGCAGTAGGCGCAATAGTCGGAGTATTTGGAGCGGCGAGTGTAGCGATAGGCGCGGCCGGAGGAATGCTTGCTATATTGACAGGCCCGATTGGCATAGCCATTGCAGCCATCGCCGTGTTAGTAGGTGGAGGAATTCTGCTTTATAAAAACTGGGACACTATAAAGGCAACCGCGGGCCAGGTATGGGAAGGTATAAAAACCACAGTGGGTAATGCGATAAACGGAATAGTAGGCTTCTTTACTGGCTTACCAGCCGCAGCTTCGACAGCATGGGCAAACACAACAGCTGGAGCGGCTCAATTTATTCAAGGTTTGCAGACGTCGTTTGTGACAGGAGTTAAAAACATAGTAACTGGTTTTATAAACGGTTTTAATGGAATTATAGCCGGATTAGCAGGAATATGGACAGGCATACAAGCTGCGGTTGGAGCGGCTATAAATGGAATAGTTCAAATTATACAGTCAAAGTTCGGAGCACAGATTATATTAATTCAAGAAATATTTGGGCGTATTGCAAATATTTTTAGACTATCATGGGAAATCATTAAAAACATTTTTCTCGGTGCAATACTGCTGATCCTTGATTTGGTGACCGGTAATTTTACAAAGTTGCAGACAGATGCAGTGTCAATTTGGAATAACATCTCGGCTTACTTTGAAACAATATGGTACAACATAAAAACAATATTCATCTACGCGCTGCAAATAATAACAATTACAGCAACGGATGCATGGAACGGTATAACAAGTTTTATTGTAAACACATGGAACGCCTTAGTTTCTACCCTCCAAGGAGCGTTCACAGCCTTTGTAACCTTTATAGCAACCACTTGGACGAACATAACAACAAATACAACAAACGCGTGGAATAATCTTAAAACAGCCGTGTCTAATATAGTTACAAATACAATAACGGCCATAAAAGGTTTTTTCACTGGACTCGTAACCTTCTTCCAGACACTTCCTGCAACTTTACAGACTTTGGGAACAAACATGTTTACAAGCATGAAGACGGGTGCAACAAACGCAATCACTGGTCTGGTAGCAGCGGTAAAAACTGGAATCGGTCAAGCAATAACATGGATAACCAGCCTTCCAAGTCAAGCGGTAACATGGGGAAGTGACATAATCCAAGGAATCGTAACAGGAATACAAAATGCAGCAGGAGCTGTAGGAAAAGCGGTCGAAGGAGTAGCACAGGATATAAGAAACTTCCTTCACTTTTCAGTACCAGACAAAGGCCCTCTTTCAGATTTCGACACTTATATGCCGGACATGATTGACCTTATGGTAATAGGCATCAACGGCAACAAGAGCAAGCTTTTTGACACGGTCAAAGGACTGGCATCAGGAATGTCCATAGGGATAAAGGACACGGCCAGAACATTCAGCGCAACAGGTGTTAGTTGGAACGGAAAAAGTGGAACGCTTGATAGCCCAAACAATAGCGGAACTGGCGCAAGTGCAAACGGCGGTGGCTTAATAGTTCAGATTGAAAACTTTAATAATGCTCGAAGCCAGGATGTACAGTCCTTAGCAGAAGAACTGTCATTCTACATGAGACAAAAGAATTTAGGATTGGGGGTAGGTTAAATGGGAATGCCTTATTTCATATTTAAAGACATTGACAGCACAGGCATTCTGATTGTCAATAAACTGCCTTCAATCTTCAAGGCTGAACGAGATATGGAACTAATACCAGTACAAGGGCGAGATGGGTATTTGACTAATGACTTAGGAAGTTACAGAAGCACTATAAAGACAGTCGAATGCACGATAAGGGATCTCTCCGATATAGATTATATTTGTAATTGGTTAGATGGTGGTGGGGACGTTGTATTCAGCAATGAGCCTACAAAGGTTTATAAAGCAGTTATTAAGAACCAAATACAATTCAGCAAAGTGATAAGAGAATTTCATAGTTTTATAATCCAGTTTGAATGCCAACCGCACAAATATACGGCAACGAACGATGTGATTACATTAACTACATCCCCCTCAACCATTAACAATATTGGAATGATCAATAGCAAACCAGTTATAAAGATATTTGGCACTGGAACCATTGTTATAACTATCAACGGGCACTCAATAATGATGAATAATGTAGTTACATCAGTAACTCTTGATTCGGATATAGTAAATGCTTTTAGTAGTGCTGGAAATATGAATAATAATATGACCGGAGAGTTTCAAGACCTGATACCAGGAGTTAATACCATATCCTGGACAGGAACAGTAACCAAGGTGGAAGTAACACCTAATTTTAGATATTAAGGAGGCACAATTTATGGCAATAAATGCAGCAGGACTAAATGCAGCACTAGAAGCAATAAAGGTAGCAAAATTTGCTTATATGGCATTATTTACTGATGACACGGCTACCACAGAGGTATCTGGTGGATCACCAGCATATGCTAGAAAGGCAGTAACTTGGGATACCGCAGGAACAGGTGGTGCAGGTAAGATACAACTTACTGGCACTCTGCCTAACTTCGATGTACCAGCTTGTACAGTTAAGGCAATTGCGTTCTATGATACTTTAACAGCAGGAACGCAGTATGCAATGTATAATGTATCCCCAGATGAAGTATTCGCTTCTCAGGGTATATATAGCATATCGGCAGGCTCAATCACCATAACATAATCTATTCTACAATCTACGCCAAGAAGGTGGTGAGAATTAATGGCAACTTTTAATGGGCAAGTTACGGCAACGGCAGATGATGGCTATACCTACCCTGGGACATTTACAACATCGTCCTATGCAGTAGGATATGATGGTGACTATAATCACGCCTTTGCAAGGTTTCTGAATGTAACTATCCCTAAGGGAGCAACTATAATAAGTGCTAAAATCCAATATAGAGCAGGGGCAAAAACAACGCCTATAAATATGCAATCAAGTATTTATTTTAATAAAGTTGTGGCGCCTACAAGTCCGACATCCGAAGCTACATACGCAGCAAAAGCCTTGACAACGGCCTTTGTGAATTGGGACTCGTTCGCGGCGTGGGTAGCAGGCACATGGTACGATTCCCCTGACATATCTTCTGTCATTCAAGAAATTGTAGACCAGGGTTCCTGGGCCAGCGGAAACGCAATGATGCTAATGCACAAAAACAGAAGGATCTCAGGCTCAACAGGTTACGCCGAAATGAACGGTTATGAGAGCGGCTCATCCTATGCACCAAAGCTGGTAGTAACATATTCTACTGGAGCAACTTTATCATTTGCAATAACAAATAGTAGTGCCGTGGCTGTAACTGGTGTCAAGAAGGTTTCTAAGACATTTGCCATAACAAATGCGAGTGATGTACTTGTAACTGGAAGAAATCCACTTGTGACTTTTGCTATAACAAATGCGAGTAGCGTATCTGTAACTGGTAAGAAAAAGGTCTCAAAGGTTGTAACTCTCACGAACGCTAGTAGTATAGCCATTACAAGTAAGAAGAAGGCCGTTAAATCCTTCGCTATGACAAACGCTAGTAATGTTTATATTTACACAACTAGAATTGGTGGTGAATTCTCTAAGAAACTTAAGGTATATGACGCAACAGAGACAACCTTCACGAAAAACGGATTAGGAATATTATCTGATTGTATTACAGCTACAATGACCGAAGAACTTAATGGTTCATATGAGGTTGAAATAGATCATCCGCTAGATGCTAATGGTAAATATCTTAATTTAGTAGAAGATCATATTATAAAAGCTGATAATCAGTTATTTCGAATCTATTTTAAGAAGAGGACCCTTGCTGGTATTAATGTTAAAGCCCGGCATATCTTCTACGACTTGATAGACAACTTCCTGGAGGATATGACACTTACAGCTTTAAATGGAGCAGGTGCTCTCGATTGGATGCTCAACCATACGCAATATTCTCATAGTTTTAGATCAGTATCGGATGTTCCCACGGCTGGCACTTGGGCTTTCAAATATAAGAATCCAGTTGAAGCAATTATGGGTACCGGTGGTGTCATTGAACAAATCGGGGGAGAACTAGAACGAGATAACTTTACAATCAATCTTCACCAGTCCAGAGGGGCTGACAGGGGTATTTTGATAAGCTATGGCAAGAATATCGTTGGCATAGAAGAAACGCTTGATACTAGCGGTATAGTCACTAGGATACTACCTGTGGGCAAGGATGGATTGATGTTAGCAGCTAAATATGTGGATAGTCCTTACATCAACAACTACCCACATCCAAAAGTAGCGACGGTAGATTTCCCGGATGCCTTAAATGTTACGGATTTAGCTATAGCAGCAAATGATTATATTCTCAATAGTGGATGCGATATCCCACAGTTTAACTATAAAGTCGATTTCGTAGAGCTCACCAAGACTGAGCAATATAAGGATTATCAAATCTTAGAGACAGTCTTTATGGGGGACACTGTAACAATCAAACATAGTAAGCTAGGTCTTAATCTCAAGGCTAAAGTAATTAAGATTGCAAAGAACCTGATTACAGACAGAATTGAGAAAATAGAGTTAGGGGCATTCAAACCAAATATAAGTGATGTAGGTAAGGCAATTCAAGCAGTTAGATTAGAGTTAGTTCAGACAGCTTCAGACTTCCAGATAGCCGTAGATAATGCAACTCAACAAATATCAGGAGCACTCGGCGGTAACCTGGTCATCAGACAAGATGGTGATGGCAAACCATATGAGATGCTCATAATGGACACCACGGATGTAATGACCGCCCAGAGAGTCTGGAGATGGAATATAGGTGGATTGGGCTACTCTAGTACAGGAGTTAATGGTCCTTTCACTACTGCAATTACTCAAGATGGAAGTATAGTTGCAACATTTATAACTGGTGGCATATTAAATGGAAGTTTGCTTAAGACAGGAACTATTACCTCTACAGATGGCTCGTTATCAATTAGTTTGGTTAGCGGAGCTTTTACAATTGGTGGAGGTACAGGTGATGTTGCTAAGCATACGGATGCCTACAGTAAGTGGATGCATGGTGCAAATGATTACACAATAGCACAGGCATCTGGACTAATTAGACATTCTGGCTCAAATAATAAGGATTATCATTATCTTATGGATACTGGTGAGAAATTAACTAGTGATTCTAATAGAGTATTAATTACTGTTGACCCCGCATTTAAAGGAAAACAGTTTGTAGTTACAGTGTCGGTTATGGATACAGAAAATCCTACTCCATATAACGGTGAAACCATGGTTGGATATACATCTTATGTTGATGACACTACTTATGATTATGCCAATGGTACTGTTTATGCATATGGTTGGGGTACTTGGTATGATGCAAGACAGTTCTGGGCTGATCAATATGCAGGGCAAGCAGTTAATCGATTTTATATTTCAGGTCTTAGATTAGCCTGGACCGCTATAGCATAAAGGAGGACTAAAATGACTGATAATCAAGAATTTGTTACTTTCTTCTTTAATAAACGACTTGGAATAATCAAAATATATACTACTGGAACAACTGATATGTCATATTATGGCGAGGAACAGCAAGATATGGAACTTATATATGATTTTATCGTTGTACCAATAGATACAGATTCTAGAGAAGTAATGAGAACTCCTAAGAATTTCTTTGTAGATATAGTTGCTAAAGAAATTCGACGACGAGAAGAAACTGTATCTAAATTTCAGGTTCAATCAATTACAGCAATGCAAGAAATGATTGCAGCACAACCAATAGCAATAGATCCGATACAATTAAAAGAAATATTATAAAGGGGGAATAAATATGGCAGTAAAACAGATCGGCATTACAACCGGTGGAAACCTTAAAAAATATCAAGCGTTAACAACGGATGCATCCAACACATATCCAACCATAGCAGACTGCGGAGCAGGCAGCACGATGAGGATTATAGATGCAACGCTGCATGAGATAACCTCATATAAAGAGTTTGACGGCACAACCTGGAATACGCTATAAGGAGGGTTAATTTATGTATGAAAATGAAGATATAATCCTCGGGAAACTGAGAAAGAATAGTGCGCAATTGGCTGAAATTGCCGCCGAAAAGTATAAAGTTTATGGCTGTTTTTGGAGCAAAGGTTCATCACCAACGTTAACAAGGATGCAGGACGCAAGGGGTGCGGTTGCCAATGCAGGAGTTGATGCCGTTAAAGCCTACAACGAGTTTGACTTAACGCCGCTATTCAAGGATTTCACAGAGGTTACGGACAGTTACGGTAATGTATTTATACGCATACCTAAAATGTATATCAAGAAGGCTGATGCCAGCGGATATAAGCCAAGACAGATAAGTCGAAAGCCGTTCGCAGGCGCATATTTGCCAGAGTGCTTTAAAAACCAATCAACAGGCTTAGAACTTGATTATGTTGACGTGGGAAAATATGTAGCAACTACCACAGATGGAACAAAGCTTGAATCAAAAGCTAACGCATATCCATTGATAAATAAAAATATAGTCGAGTTTAGGACTATGGCTAAAGCTAATAATATCGGCGCAATCAAAGGCTATCAGATAATGGATATCCATGTTATGGATTTGTTGCAGACATTGTTCTTGATAGAGTTTGCGACGATAAACAGCCAGAGTGTGGTCGCTGGTTACACAAGCGGTCAATACGCAGACACGCACCTGATTACAGTTGCAACCACAAGCACCAATACTGCTATAGTAGCAAATGCAACAGCCGCACTTTACGCAGTAGGACAGGCTATATCTGCAGGTTCAACGCAAGGTGGCAATCAGAGGTTTTACGGACGAACCATAACAGCCATAGGAGTGAACGATTCTGGCGGCGCAGGAAATGCGGTAATAACTTTTGATGGTGCGGTGGCAAGTTTATCTATTAATGACAGACTATATAATACAGGCATGAAAACAGGATTTAGCGCAGCGTTATCCTCAAGCGTCGGAAGCCCAAAAAGTAATTCAGACGGAAAGAAATCATTTGTATATCACGGCATAGAAAGTTTATACGGCGATGTTTGGCAGGTTGTGGACGGTCTGAACATAAACGAAAGGCAGGCGTGGGTTTGCAAAAACGCAGACAATTATGCAAGCAATGTCTTTGCGGCACCTTATGAGCAATTAGGCTATGTAAACGGGAGCGCTGACGGATATGCAACAGCAATGGGATATGACGCGAATTTGCCTTTCTGCGAGTTACCCACGGCGGTAGGTGGCGCAACCTCTACTTATTACAGTGACTATTATTATCAGACTACAGGTCAGAGGGTGGCCCTTGTTGGGGGTGGCTGGCACTAT